TTAATCCCCCGTGGACACAGCGTGGACACTTACGCCACCTTTCAGTGGATTAAGAGCCACCGCATCCTGCAGGTAATCCGGTGCAAAATGTGCATATGCCATTGTTTGCTGAATGGTTGCGTGACCAAGAATCTTCTGAAGCGCAATAATGTTTCCCCCATTCATCACAAAATGGCTGGCGAACGTATGCCGTAGCACATGTGCAGCCTGGCCTTTTGGCAAATCGGGTTTAACTCTTTTCAGCATCAGGCAGAATTCCCGGTACTTCACCTCAAACAAGTTGCCCGTTTCTTTGGTTTTGATCGCCTCACAAACCGCCTGCGAAATTGGCACCGTCCTCTTCCGGCCATTTTTGGTTTCGAGAAACGTCACACGGTTATGAACTACCTGTTCTCCGCGAAGCTTACTGGCTTCACCCCAACGCGCCCCGGTACTTAAACACAAAAGCGCAACACGCCAGTAGTCGCCCTCCAGTGTATCGAGCAATAGCGCTACTTCCTTCTGGGACAGGAAAGCCATTTCTCGCGGGGATACATAAAGAATGGAGATCCCCCTTACCGGATGTTCTGCATCCCAAAGGCCTATTCTTTTCAGAACGGTAAACATGCCGGATAGTCGGTTCATGTACCTGTTAGCAGATGACGGTTTCAATCCAGCAGCTATCTTTTGAGAACGCCACGCGATAATTTTCAGCTTATCAAGATCCACAGCCTGCATATCAGCGCCAAGTTCATTGATTATGTTGCGCAGTTGTTTTCGGTCTTCTTCCGCCTTACGCCTGTGTTGACCGTGATACATCCACCACAACTCAAGCAAATCATTCAGTGTCCGGCGATCACGGTAGCCCTGTATGTATTCCCGCTTTTCAGCGTTCGCCATGATGTAGCGTTCAGTGGCCACCGCTACTGATTTTTTGTCAAATACCTTACGCACGCGCTTTCCCTTGCGTCCGTTCGGCCTGATGTCCAGCAAATAACGACCATCTTCGAGCTTCTTAATCGACATAGCGAAGCCCTCCAATGAACCGCTCTACAATCTCTCCAGCCTCTTCCCAGCAATAGTCAGACCAGACAAAGAACAGGTCTAACCAGTTTTCTGGCCTCAGCGGGGTAATTTTTGGATTGTTTCGGTTGAAACCTGATCTCCCTCCAAATCGCAGGAGCCATCATGAGAGAGAGCCGGGGCAATTTGTCCCGCAGCTTCTCCTGTTTGTCCGGTCATTAGCCATAAGGTGTATTTATGAAACTCTGGAATTCGGATCACCCTCTCAACAAGCTCAGCTCTTGCGGGCTGATGCCCTGTTTCGTATTTCTGGATGGTATTTAATGGAATCCCTGTGACATCAGAGAACTGACGCCTACTCAATCCCTCGGCCTCCCTCATTTTCAGAAGCTTTTTCGAATAGTCTATTGACACGTTTCTCATATGAGAAATATACTCCTTTCTAAGTTGAGAAATGTTAAGGCATGTCGAATGCCCAAAATAAGCCTATATAAGCCATTTTGAGCCATTCGAACGAATTAGAGAGATTACCACAATGAGCGAATCAGAGCTTGAGGGGTTCATTCAGGTAGCACCATACCCACTTGAAGCGGTGCCATATCAACTATTCGCCAAGATGATTGGCCGCAAAGAATCAACCGTCAGAACCATGATTGACGCCGCAAAGCTACCAACAATTGATTTTGTAAAACCGGGTTCAGCAAAGACGCGAGCATCAGAAAACTGGGTATATCTGCCAGCATTTAACGCAGGTATGCGCAAAGCGTTTTTTGATCAGCCGAAAGAACGCCGCGATGCATGGTTGTTGTGGCTGGGGCTTTAATCATAAATGACCAGCAATATCACCAGCGCCATTTTGGCCATTATGTTTATTGAGATAGGCGTAATAGCGATTTATCTATTTCGCAAGTTAACGGGACATGAAGAACGCTTTGTTGATCTCAACATCGAGTACATCGCCGCTTATACCAAAGGGCTTTTTCCTTCCGTCATTGGCGCGGTGATCATAGCGTTTATTGTTCATTTCATCGGGCAAAAAGCTCAGTAATTCATAATGTTGTAGTAAGGAGAGCAGTTATGTGCGGACTGGATAAGGTGGACCTTTTCTTAATCATAACACTGTCAGTTAACTTCGGGATGTTATTGGCTTCTATGATTTTCATGCGGGGATATAAACAAAAATGAATAAGCAACAGCGCAATTCTTCACAGCAACACTTCCGCAACAGGGCGGAACGCCATGCTAACCGTTTCGCTACCAGTGCATCGCGTAGCAACTCTCGCTACAGCCTGAGCGAAACACACGCCACACCTGATGGCCATCCCGTAAAACAAATTGGTGAACACACCTGGCTGATTGAGAAAGCTGGAATCGTGGTTCACAGATGCCAACGCAACCCATTTACCGGAAACCGCATTTTTGCTCTGAGCAACGGCGACAATCAGTTTGGACAGGATTTCACGTTGTACGAAGCTCTGCGCACGGTTGATCGTCTGCTACGCGGACAGAATTTCATTAAACAGGCTGATTTATAACAGGTGCTTTATGACCAAAGACCATGCTCAGGGTGTATTTATCCGCTTTATTGATTTTCGCGGTGAGCTGTTGTTGCGCACATCAGCTATTGATGGAGTGGTTCCGGTAGATAAAAGCACAGCCACTTACATTTATCTGAACGGCACACGCCTGACCGTAGAGATTCCATATCAACACGTATGCGAAATTATTAGCGAAGCTGAAAAAGCACGTCAGGTTAATGGCAATAAACCCTATCTCGAAATTATCTGCATGGATTCAGAAGCTGAAATTCAAAAGGCAGATTAAAGGGCGTTGCGATGGATAAAGAATATAAAACTCTCGTCAATAAAGCACTTGAGCGCTTTCATTTTCGCTTAAACGCATCAGGCACTCATGCTGAGCTCGCAGCCCGAGAGTCATTGACCAGGGCCATCAAGAGTATATACGACACAGCTTTTTACATTGACGACCCGGACGCGCTCGACGAGCTTTCCATACTCGTCTGCGCAGCAGAAAACGGGGACCATATTGAGCCATATAAACTGGGGAATATTGCATGAGTATATTTATCTCATGGCTTGTTCTGATTATTTCGGTGGCCTGCGCTATTGGGATTATGCGAATTATTAATTCAGTAAAAAAGATTGAACGCTTTTTCACTGAAGAATAACTGCGCAAATAAGACTCCAGGTTAAATAAGAAAATGTGAAAACAATCCGCATTCGCGGAGGTATTCGCACACACCAAGGAGGCGTAATGGCAATTAAGCATTTTCCTGTCGTTCGTTTCACCTCCAGAGGACGTGAATACGAAGTTGACGAACGCCTGATTACCACAATCGACAAACACCGTTCAGAAAAGGATGCACATCACATCTATCTCACTGACGGCACTTACTTCTGCGCCACCAACGTGGTGCAGGTGAATCTTATCAGACAGGTACAGGAGTCACGCAGATGACCATTCTGGACTACATCGCTGCCAATCCGGGTTGTAGCGGTGGAGAAATCGCCGCAGCACTGAATACACCAACCACAACCATTAATGCGGAGCTACGCCGTCTCTGGCGCAGCGGTTCAGTCATAAGAAAAGAGCGCAAAACAGGCGGTCGCTTTTCTTATCAGGTAAACCCGATGCCGTTTGGGTGTAGCAACCCACTAACCCAGATGTTCAACCAGCTACTGAGGGAAATCAGAGCATGAGCACCTCCTGCTGCCGGAAACCACGTCGGGCTTCAGCAGCTCATCCGGCAGCAAAACAAACTCCGTTAATTCCTGTTCCGGGCCTTTCCTGCACCTTGCGGCGGGAGGCCTTCGCACATCTGCAACAAGAGGATTGCCGCAATGATTCTCGCCGAAGACTTTTTTGATTACCTGCTGAAAACCGAGCGCGATTTTGGTATTCGCGTTCTTGACCGCTATGCAATGTATCTGAAATCACTGCCGGAACAGCAGCTCCCGGACGGCCAGATTGTTATTGACGGGCGCTACATGGTTGGTAGCTGCCAGGATGATTACACACTTTCCCGCATCGAAAGCGGCACGCCTTCCGTACTGGGTATTTACCAGCGAACTTCATCTCTGATTGCTGATGTAATTGCTGACAGCATTCGCATAACACACCGTTATGCCAGCACAGAGAGCACCATGCAGGAAATCCAGCGGCTGGCTACCGTCTGCCACAATGCACTGAGCGGCAGGGCGGAGTAGTCAGCGTGGCAACGGAGTACATCAGAAACTGGCAACAACCACGCCATGCAGTCGGTCGCGAGGGAACGGGGGAGCCTGTCCGCCCCTCCCTTCTTTCTTCCTGGCTGGATGCCTACCGGGCAGAGAACGAGCGCCGCCAGGAAATGGCTGATGCGGCGTTCTCCGCCGCGCCGCTGGGCAACCTGATTAATAAAAGCCTGGACGCACAGGAAAAACAGGACAAGGCCATCACACTGGCAAGAGAAGCCAGAAAACAGGCACGTGGCGCGGTGGATGAAGCAATTGCCGCACTGCGTCTGCTGCCGTCCTATCTGCGCGATCCGCTTATCCGCCATCTCTCTTTCCTGCGCAAAAAACAGGAATCTGACCGCCAGAAAGGCAAAAAGAACCAGCAGGCGGAACGCTATGCGCGCGGAACCCTGCGCAAAATATTCGACCGTCTGGCCCGCACCGACCGTCGCTGGCTGACTCCGGGTTATCGCTCCCTTGCCGGACGTGAACGTCTGGACGATTTGCTTTACCTGCCACAGCTCAACAAGCACCAGATACAGACGCTGGCCGTCATGACAGCGGCGATGTTCAGCAGCACCTTCGAAAAGCTCTGCGATGACTTTGGCGCGACCGACGGCGAGCTGACCATGGATATAACGCTGAAGGCGTATCAGATGCTGGCCCGCATGGCGTTACATCTGCACACAGTGCCGCCGCATTATGACGCACTGACAACAGACAAAGACCGGAAGAACGAACCGGACACGGAACTGCTGCCGGGTGCAATCCTTCGCCTGACCTGTGCGGACTGGTGGAAACGCAAACTGTGGCTTTTACGTTGCGAATGGAGAGAGGAACAACTCCGCGCTGCCTGTCTGGTTTCCAGAAAAACATCACCCTATCTGAGCCAGGACGCATTAAGTGAATTTCGCGCACAGCGCGAGAAAACACGCGATTTCCTGAAGAGCTTCATGCTGGAAAATGAAGACGGCTTCACGATTGATCTCGAGACGGTGTATTACGCAGGTGTCAGTAACCCGGTCCACCGTAAAGCAGAAATGATGGCCACCATGAAAGGGCTGGAACTTCTGGCCGAAGCCCGTGGCGACAGAGCGGTGTTTCTGACTGTCACCTGCCCGTCAAAATATCACGCAACAACGGAGAACGGTCATCCAAATCCCAAATGGAACGGGGCCACCATGCGCGACTCCAGCGATTACCTGGTTAACACGTTTTTTGCGGCGGTCCGCAAAAAACTGAACCGCGACGGTCTGCGCTGGTATGGCATCCGCACGGTGGAGCCTCACCATGACGGTACCGTGCACTGGCATATGATGGTCTTTGCACACCAGGACGAGATTGAAACCATCGTGTCCCACGTCTGCGATATTGCCATTCAGGAAGACCGCCACGAGCTGGGCGATGACATAACTCCGCGTTTTAAGGCGGAGTACGTAGACGGCTCAAAAGGCACGCCAACCAGCTACATCGCCACCTACATCGGAAAGAACCTGGACAGCCGCGCCGTGGATGGCATCGACCCGAAAACGGGCAAGCCACGCGTTGACCACGAAACCGGAAAATCAATGGCCGAGAGCGTGGAACGCGCCATCGGCTGGGCGCGTCTTCACCGCGTCCGCCAGTTCCAGTTCTTTGGTATCCCCTCCCGTCAGGTATGGCGTGAACTGCGCCGCCTTGCCAGTCAGATGGCCCGCAACCCGGAAGGTCCACAACATCTGGAAAATGACGCAATGGATGCGGTACTCGCTGCCGCTGATGCCGGGTGTTTTGCCACCTACATTGAGAAACAGGGTGGCGTACTTGTTCCACGCAAAGACTACCTGATTCGCACCGCCTACGACCTCGCAGAAGAGCTGAACGATTACGGCGAGCAAAGCGTACAGATTTACGGGATCTGGTCGCCACAAATCGGGGAATCTTCCCGCGTGTGCACGCACCCGGATAACTGGAAGCTGGTAAGACGTAAACCGGAAGTGGAAGACAGCGCCCGCGAAAATGGTTTTGACCTTCAGGGCGGCCCTGCCGCCCCTTGGACTCGTGGCAATAACTGTCCCCGTGTACAGGAAACAGGCAACAGCGGGACAGAACAGTCGGAAGAGCAACCAACACCATGGCCGCAGATCCCTGACGGCGTTGATGTGGATGAATGGATGCGCTCACTGAAACGGCACGAACGCCGGGCGCTGATGCGTTCGCTGCGTGACAAACAGGCAAAAAACAACAGTGATGAAATGCAGAACTGGACACAGAGCCGCAAACAGCCGCGGCCTTTGCCTGATAACCACGAGTTACTCGCTAAAGAATGGCGGGAGTCTGCCGAATCTCTCGGCCTGCATATCGGTGAACAACAGATGCTGCACCTGTTACGGGGCGGCAGTCTGTACGTTGACGGCAGCATCATTGCGCCGCAGGGATATGAAATTGTACGTAAACCGGATACCCGACCGGACAGCCGAATCACGCAACTCTGGCAGCGCCTGAGTCGTAATCACAGCGTAAACAGCACGGAAATCCGCCATAACCCGGTTTCCAGCTATCTGAAACAGCTCGGGGCATCAGACCCAGAAGCCGCCGCACGCCTGGCATCCACAATTCAGCGGGACCAGAACACCATGAAAACACCCGTTACCGTGCTTTCTGACATGCTGCGCACCATCCGTGACGCAGAGCACGCACAGAGAATCAGTGAAACCACTGAACGCGCCCGCCGCAAAGCAGACCTGCTGCGGTGGCCTGACCAGCGGAAACAAAAAACAGACAGAAACGGGATTCACAAATCCCGTAAATGAGCAAAAAACGCGCCGCGATATATGAAACGCGCACAAAACAGGCAAAAGCGGGATTTCAGAATCCCGTAAACGATTAATTAATCAACATAAGGAAAATCGACATGAAAATTTGCATCGACGACGGCTCCACCAACATCAAGCTGGCATGGACTGAGAACGGCGAACGCCGCAACGCCATCAGCCCGAACAGCTTCAAGTCGGAATGGTCTGCGCCGTTCGGTGGCACGCAGCCCGCGAACTACATGCTTGATGGCGTGCGCTATGGTTTTGATCCGGTCAGCGATCGCTTTGTCCAGACGACCGACACGCAATACCAGTACAGCGATGTGAATGTCATTGCCATTCATCACGCGCTGGTCAAATCAGGTATCACACCACAGGAAGTGGACGTGGTTGTCACCCTGCCACTGAGCGAGTATTTCGATACAAACGCACAGCCGGACATGGCCAACATCAACCGCAAAAAAGCGAATGTCCTGCGCCCTGTGGAGTACCAGAACGGTGAAGCATTCACTATCCGCAACGTGCGGGTTATGCCTGAATCCATTCCGGCTGGCTTTAAAGCACTGGCTGACATGAGCCCGTTTGAATCCCTGCTGATTGTGGATTTGGGCGGAACCACGCTGGATGTGGCAAAGGTTCAGGGGCAACTGGCAGGTATCAGCCAGGTGTTTTGCGATCCACACGTAGGCGTTTCTCTGATGGCCGATGCCGTACTGTCGGTGATGGCCACTAACGGTATGCGTACCAGTCACCACATCGCCAATACCATTATTGAGCACCGTCACGATGAAGCCTGGCTACGCCAGCACATTCACAATGACGCGCATTACAACAGCCTGATGGCGGTTATTCGTGAAAAGGAGGAGACACTAAAACAACGCGTGATCCGCGCACTCGCGGGCTTTTCGGGTTACGGGCGGGTGCTGGTTGTCGGTGGAGGAGCGGAGATTGTGGCACCCGCAGTCCGTGAAATCTATGGAGTCAATGCGAATTTCATCACAGACGGGGTGCCACAGTTTGCTCTGGTTAACGGTCTGTACGCTATGGATAAGGAGTAACCCTCCATGGCGACATTAACCAGAAGAATAAGTTTCTATCTGAAGCCAGCCGCCGTCAAGAACGAAGGCAAAGCATGCGCCTGGCTGGACAGCCTTACACCAGAAGCCCGCAAAAGCGGCCAACGCGTGGCTTTTCTGGCCGGGCTGGCACTTCTGAAAATGAATCCGGCAGAGGCTTACCGACTGGCTGCATGGGCTGATGATGAGGCGTTATCAGTGACACAAACCAGGGCAGAACGCCACATGTTACAGCCAGCGCCCACCGCACAGATAACCAGTCAGATAGCTGGAAATATCCGGGCGTTATTTCCCGAATAACACAACATCAGGGCGCATCCGCCCTGATGACTTTAATCCGGGAACATAAACAAGGGGGACACAATGCAACACATTGACAGAGAAAAAGCGCAGCGACTGATTGAGCGGATGGAAGCGCTGGCGAAAGAAGAAAATGTCAACATCCAAAAAATAGCAGAATGTGGCCAGATAGTTCTTCGTCGTGAAAAAGACATCAAGCAACTGATGTCTGGCGAAACCAGCAAAACACGGATTCCAGGCGAGAAAACGATTTATTGTAGCTTCTGCAATAAATCCCAGTACGAAGTCACAAAGGTGATTGCCGGACCGTCTGTTTACATCTGCAATGAGTGCGTGGATTTGTGCAATGAAATTATCAGGAGAGAAGCGACTGACCATGAAGAAGCGCGGAGATGCAACGATTAAGTCGGGTAATGATATTGAGCAGGCGACTCACTGGATGCCGATGCCAGAAGCGTTTCAGGAGGTTAACCGTGGCTAACCTGCAACTTGCCGTCAAAGGTGAATACTTCGATGCCATGATTCGCGGAGAGAAAACAGAAGAGTATCGCCTGGTTAATTCATACTGGTCTCGCCGTATATTGGATAAGAGCTATGATCGATTGATTATTACTAAGGGGTATCCGAAACGCGACGATTTAAGTCGCAGAATTGATGTCCCATATGGGGGATATGAGATCAAGGTGATAACACATCCACATTTTGGACCAGAGCCAGTAAAAGTATTTGCTATTAAGTTGACTCAATGACCGATACCACTAAGAAAAAGACGTTAAATAACATACATGAAAAGTATGATTATTTTACGGATACCGCTTGCTTGCTGACATCTGAAGAACAAAAGATAGCCCAACTTTTAGGCGATGCATGGAACCTGTATTTAACATTGCCAGTTGAGCATCCAATGGGTAGAGATGAATTTTGCCGGGCAATTCATCATTGCCAAAATATGGTGTTGGCACGCCCTGCCATCAGGGCGCTGGCCAGTAAGGGGCAAGGCTATAAATAGATGAGCAAAACGCCCTCCTCCAGGGCGTTTATTTCAATGCACAATAGTGCACAAATTTGCACAATTTTTTTGAACGACTTTTTACCCTTCCGGCCCGCATGGCGGCTGGATCCGTCAAGGATCCGTGCGTGCACAAAAAAACGCGTTTTTTCTGCGCGCAGGTGACGGGGGAACAGCCCGCGTTTCAGGGGGTAAATAGCATTCCCTGAGCGATGTCGCAGCGACACAATAGAATGGCTGTATTTCTCACGCTGAGCGTGAAAAAGACGTAAGGGTTTTTGATTTGATGGGTTGAAAGGTAAGGCCGTCAAAATCGCACTGAGGCGGCGAGAACATACAGTCAACGCGGTGGGATTGCGTAAGAGTCTGACCGTCGATGGTGGCGATAAACTGGAAGGCGTCGTGAAATTATCTGACTGATACAGGAGCTGGAGAGTCGGGGCATAAATTTTTTATGCCCCGGCGAAGCAGCAGACAAGCGAAGCGCGTCAGGCTGTGGGCTGGGTGTCTAACAGTGCGTAAGGGTTAAAGCGGATCACCTCTTCGCCCAGCCAGTCATTGATGTGCTTCATGGCCTCCATTACGGGCATCAGCTCGTTAATTGCGTAAACCCGCGCGGCCTTCTCCACATCACCAAACGCACTTTTTTCACCCGGCATCGCCCCCATCAGTTGCGGCGGAACGCGGTGCGCAGCCAGCACATCATCACGGGATGCCGCCTTAACATTCATGAACTCATCCTTTGCGGTGATCTGCTGGAACGGCAAAATTTGCACCCCCTCTTTGCCCCCGTTGGGCGCATGAATGAGCACGTTTTTAAACGCACCACCACCACGTGCACCCTGTAGCGTTTCTTTCAGGGAGTCCATGCTTTCGCGGTTTACCTGCGCTGCACCGATGTAGATGATGCACCCGGCGTGGGATCCGTTGTCGTAATACAGTTTTCTGAACATGTCCGCCGAATGAGACAGGCTGGCCGAGAGTAATGCGCCGAGATATTCCGGCATGCCGTAGATTTCCTGGTTAATGTCAGGATTCATCAGGTGGCACACTTTACCAGGGCGAAACTGAAACGCGTCCTTACCATCCTGCACATACCACCATGATTCAAGATCGCTTCCGCGTCGCATGTATTTCGCCAGGGCGTGCCGTAATTTAAGCGGTTCGCCGAGCATATTGCTTCGAAGCTCAAGGAATGCGTTACCGAACACAAACCAGTCCAGCGCCAGCGCCGAGAAATCCTGCCGGGAAAGCAACGGGTGCGGGATGTAGCAACCGAGTAATACATTGCGCTTAAAGTAAAGCGCAGACTGATGCCAGGACGTTTGCCGGGCAGCTCTTGCCAGACCGTACCAGTCCACCGGGGTTTCATACCACCGCCCGTTATCAGCACAGTACATATTGTCCAGCAGGTCATGCCCGGTCAGGCGATAAGGACCATCAAATGTGAATGCACTGAGCGACGATTCTTTCCTGAGCGCATCAGCGAGATCAATGCGTGAACTCATGCGCACTTTTTTATTTTTTCTGCTCATCAGAACTCCATAACCGTGAAACGCTCGTTTTCTCCTTCGCCGCCAATCGGTTCGTTAATGACTGCAAGCATGGTTGCCCACGCAAGGTCGCCGTGGCTGATCCCCCTAGCACGGTCCGTTTCGTAAGTAATGAAACCACCCGCCGTTTTTACCTTACGCACGGCGTTAAAGGCCGCAACCAGCTCGCGTTCAGCGCGATCGTATTCCCACCGTCCGGCACGCATTATTTGCAGCATTTTCAGTACCAGCGACCGTTTTGATGACAGCGTGAAGGTGTACGGGATAGCCGCAGGGAAAAACCGTTTCACTATCTGATAAACAGCCTCCCCGTTCCCGCCCGTCACATCAATGCCGATGTGTTCCACGTTGTAGCGATACGTGAACTCTTCAATGACTCTGGCCTGTTCTTCAAATTCCAGCCCCTGAACGCGTCGCGTCTCCACCGTTCGAAAACGGCCACCAGGAACAGTCGGAGGAACCACCACGGACACAGCGCCGCTGTCGCCGTTGCCACTGCTGCCGTTTGCGTCATACCCAATCCATACCGGGCGATTCCCCATCGGGCGGGGAGCAAAAGGTTTCCAGTCTTTCCAGTCGTCGTATCCGTCAACACCGCAGCCAATCAGGATATTCAGGTTAAATGCCGATTCCCCTTCGCGAACAAATTCACACATATAGAGATTGCGGAACTCGTCTTCAGTGTTATTGCGTCGGATTTTGTCAATGCTGGTTAACGTCCATCCCTGATTGACCACATCTTCCAGCGTCACAATTTGCCGCCATATGTAGTCAGGGCAGATAAGGCCGTTATGAAGTGCATTCCAGCTCACATCAAAATGCTGACGTTTATGAGCACGAAGCCCTTCATTCCAGCGATCACCATTCCAGTATGCATACGCCTCATGTGTTTCACTTGATGGCGTGGAAAAATAGGTACACCGCAAACCATCCAGCGTTGCCATAGCAGCGGCCACCTTGCGCAGCTCTGTGAAACGCCCCGTCCAGAAAAACTCATCAAAATACAGATTCCCCGTGTACGATTGCGCGGTGGCCGCAGAAGTGCCGAGAAAATGCATCTCTGCGCCGTTGGAGAGGATAATTTTATCGCCCCCTTTCAGCTCCACATCAACTTCAGATGCAGCCTTCTGAATGATGTTTTTAAACTGGAACGCCTGACGACGCGACGCTGACAAAAAAATCTGGTTACGCTGGTAAGGTTGTGCCACATCGTCACGTAACGCCATCAGCAGTGCTTCCTGTGCAAAATACCAGGTCGCCCCAATCTGTCGGGATTTCAGAATCATCCTGTCAGTAACTCCGGCACGCTCACAGGCACCGATAGCATCAAACCATTTGCGCTGATGTCCGGCCAGCCTGCTGGTAATTTTTTCCCGCAGTGCGGCAATCTGTTCCGGCGTGAAATGATTTTTAAGTTTTTTCGCCCGACCTTTCTTTCCTGTGGCCTTCGCATCCGGCTGGCCATCATGCAGTTTTTTAAGCTGCCGGGTCAGCAGGTCTATTTCCTTGAAGTCACCACCTGTTTTATTCTGTTTTTCAGTGAGCTGGATGAGGCGCGCATCGATGGACTGCGTGACACGCTGCACGGGTGGCGTTTCATCCCACTGGTCGCGTTTTTTCCACGCATAAATCGTGTTCGGGTTTATTCCCATCAGACGTGATATTTCTGCGGGCGGGTAACCCTGCCAGTAAAGTTGTCGCGCACGCTGGCGCACAAAAGCGTCCTGAATCATTGCTCCCCCTGAGTAATTACAGGAAGATTACCCGCGCGCGAAACCGTTCTCCTTAACCCCCTGTTCTGGCCGTTTTCTTACAACAAAAGCCCTTTGTATCAGCCTGTTACGCTTTGCCATCATGACTGAAGAACCAGTCAGAGGGGCAAAAACTATGGCTAATGAAAAAAAGACATCCCGCAAAAAGTTTCGCGTGGCTGTCTCTGGATCAACTGTTGATGGTCGTGAAATCAGTCCGGTGCATCTGCGTGAAGCCGCTGAGAACTTCGACCCGGATGTTTACGCCGCCCGCGTGAACGTTGAGCACTATCTCTCGCCATGCCCGTCAAGCGAATTTTCCGCAATGGGCGATGTCACCGCGCTGAGTACGGAGGACATTACGGAAGGTCCGCTGGCCGGGCGTACTGCGCTGTATGCAGAAATCGAACCGACCGAGCGCATGAAGAAGCTTGTCGCTGACGGCAAGAAAATTTATTCCAGTATCGAACTGCACCCGCAGTTCTCCGTTAACGGGCGCGCATATCTGGTCGGGCTGGCGATGACCGACACCCCGGCAAGCCTGGGCACTGAACGTCTGAAATTCACGGCACAGCAACGTCAGGCAGTGATGAAATTCAACAGTGTCCAGGGTGAGGCTCCGCTTATCTCCGAAGCCATCGAGTCTGAAATCATCGAAATGGCAGAACAACGCCAGGAAGAAGGCGCTCAGTGGTTTAACCGCATAATGGGAATTATTGGCCGTAGCCGCAAAGCGGATGACGCCAGTTTTTCCCGTATTCAGGAAGCGGTGGAAGGCGTCGCAACGTCACAGGCCGACATTATAGACCGTTTTAATGCACTGGAAGCCCGCCATAAGCAGGACTGCCAGAAAATCACTTCACTGACCACAGAGCTGACAGCACTGAAGGGAAAACTGCGCACGCAGGACGGCGATCCGCAGAACCGGTTCACCGCAACGGGCGCAGCCTCCGACCAGCTGGCTGACTTCTGACAAGACAAAGGAGCAAATTTTTTATGAATCTGGTGATGTCAGATAATGCCCGTAACAAGCTGGGCTGCTACATGACGCAACAGGCGTCGCTTAACAATATCCCGGTTTCTGCGCTGGTATCGCGATTTACCGTCAATCCGGCGGTACAACAGCGTTTTGAAAACGCCTCAAAGGAAAGTACCGAATTTACGAAAAGAATTAACGTGATCGGCGTGACCGACCAGAAAGGCGAAAAAATCCTCCTGGACACCACAGGACCGATTGCGCGCACGAATACCAGTTATGACGGCACGGACCGCCGCAACCCGATTAACGTTGTTGACCTGAAGTCCCGCCAGTACCAGTGCGAACAGGTGAACTACGACACGTTTATTTCGTATCCGCAGCTTGATGCCTGGTCAGCGCACAGCGATTTTCAGGCCCGCATCAGTGCACAGATTGCCCGACAGGTGGCGCTTGACCGCATCATGATCGGCTTCAACGGCACATCACACGCGGAAAAATCCAACTTCAGCACCAACCAACTGCTTCAGGACGTTAACGTGGGCTGGCTGGAGCATATCCGCAACCACGCCAGCGAGCGCGTGATGAACGATGTGACGCTGACCTCCCGCAACATGGACAATACGGTGGCACACGCGGGTAAGTATGCCAACGCTGATGCACTGGTACAGGATGCACGTTCATCCCTGCTGGATGAATGGCACAAGGAAGCTGACGACCTCGTGGTGATTATGGGGCGCAACCTGTTTAACTCGCTGCGTCTGCCCGTGCTGAACAGCATCAGCGGCCAGAATCCCAATGCGGAATTACTCGCCGGGCAGCTCATCCTGTCATCGCGCACCATTGGCGGGCTGGGCGTGTTCCTTGCGCCGTTCTTCCCGGATTCAACGATGCTTATCACCTCGTTCAACAACCTGTCGATTTACTGGCAGAAAGGTTCAATGCGTCGCCTGATGAAAGACGAGCCGGAATACAACCGCATCGCCACCTACCAGTCCATCAATGACGCTTATGTCGTTGAAGACTATGGCAAGTGCGCGATGGTCACTGGCCTGAAGTTCGCCGACAGCTAATCAACTCACG